ATGGCACAGACCCCCGAAGTTAAAGTCAAAGCCCGTGTGCGTGCCATCCTTGATGCACTGGGTATCTACTACTTCATGCCCCCTGCCAACGGATACGGCAGGCAAGGTATCCCCGACATCATCTGCTGTATGGCTGGCAGGTTCGTAGCCATCGAGTGCAAGGCAGGCAAGGGTCAACTGACCGAGTTACAAAAGCGTGAGCTTGACAAGATCATGAACGCCGATGGCCTGACCTATGTTGCACGAGAAGATAACTTAGTGGAACTCAAAGCCATGCTTCAAGAAGAGATAGCACCCACACGCAAGCACTTGACCATCAAACGAATACCTGCACCCCTTGGCACGGTATACAAATCAGAAGACGAGATCATTGCCGAAGAAGGTCTTGACGTACTGCACAGAAGGAAGACATGAACCTAATCACAATCGACTTTGAAACTTACTACGATCAGAAGTACAGTTTGACAAAGATCAGTACGGAAGAGTACGTGCGTCACGACAGATACGAAACCATTGGCTTTGCATACAAGATAAATGATGAACGCTGTGTGTGGGTAACGGGAACCAACGAGCACATCCAAAAGGTACTGGATACCCTGCCTTGGGAAGACTCGCTTGTGCTTGCACACAACACCATGTTCGATGGTGCGATCCTGTCGTGGCGGTACGGCATCAAACCCAAGGGCTGGCTGGATACCATGAGCATGGGGCGTGCCTTGCATGGCGTAGATCAAAGCGTATCTCTTGCATCGATGGCCTTACGTTATGGCGTAGGTGAGAAGGGCACAGAGGTTATGAACGCTGTAGGTGTAGGGCGTGAGTTCTTTAGCCCCGATGCCCTTGCCAAGTATGGCGCGTACTGCCGTAATGATGTGCAGTTAACGTACAACATCTTTCAGATGATGATGCAAGCAGGTTTCCCCAAGGGTGAACTTAAGCTGATTGATCTGACGCTGAGCATGTTCATTCACCCTGTACTCAAGCTTGATACCGAAGCCTTGAAAGCGCACCTTGCCGACACGGTGGCGCAGAAGAAAGCCCATTTGGTCAGTGCACTGCAAGCTGTGGGCAAGCAAGACCTTGCGGTCAAGCACATCCTTGGTGACGAAGAAACGCAGGCAGAGGTACGCAAAACCCTGATGAGTAACGTACAGTTTGCCACCATGCTCAAGGGCTTGGATGTGGAAGCCCCCACCAAGATCAGCCCCACCACGGGCAAGCTAACCCTAGCCTTGGCCAAGAATGACGAGGCGTTCAAAGAGTTGCTTGAGCACGAAGACCCACGGGTGCAAGCCCTGTGTGCGGCACGCATCGGCACCAAGTCAACGCTTGAGGAAACCCGTACACAACGGTTCATTGACATCAGCCACCGTGGGGCGTTCCCTGTGCCCCTGAAGTACTACGCTGCCCACACTGGAAGGTGGGGCGGTACAGATTCAGTTAACTTGCAGAACCTACCTAGCCGTGGGCCAAACGCAGGCAAGCTGAAGAAAGCGATCCTCGCACCCGAGGGTTATGTGTTTATTGATGCTGACTCTGCACAGATCGAAGCCCGTACGTTGGCTTGGGAGTCGGGTCAGGATGACTTAGTGAAGGCGTTTGCAGATGGCGAAGATGTATACAAAATCATGGCGACGGCTATATACGGCAAGAGTGAAGCTGAGATCACAAAGGACGAACGGTTTGTCGGTAAGACTACTATTCTTGGTGCCGGATACGGCATGGGTGGTGCGAAGTTTCAAGCGCAACTCAAAACTTTTGGTGCTGAGATGTCGACCGACGAGTGTGCGCGTATTATTTCGGTGTATCGTGACCGCTATGCAAAAGTCCCATTACTTTGGCGTGAATCGCAAGAAGCCTTACGTTGCATGATGCGTGGCATGACCATGAAGCTGGGTAAAGATGGCCTGCTCACAGTGAATGAGAAAGGCATCCTCCTCCCGAACGGGCTACACATCTACTATAACGGGCTGGCAGAAGTTATTGAGAATGACAAGCGGCAGTTTACATATCAAACCCGCAACGGCCCCAATAAAATATATGGTGGAAAAGTTGTTGAGAACTTCACACAGGCCATTGCAAGGTGTATCATTGGCGATCAAATGCTAAAAATTGCTAAGCGATACAAGGTCGTGCTTACCGTGCACGATGCTATTGGTATTGTCGCTAGGCAAGAAGAAGCCGATGAAGCACGTGCTTATGTGGAATCCTGCATGCGTTGGGTTCCGTCATGGGCTGAAGGTTTACCAGTCAACTGCGAAAGCGGTATGGGATTGAGTTACGGAGATTGTTGATGGCAAAGATTCCTGCATGGTCATTCAGTAGCCTGAAGACATTTACCACATGCCCCAAGAAGTTTTACCATACCAAGGTACTCAAGGACATCAAGGAACCCGAGGGTGAGCAAGCCCTCTATGGCAAGTTGGTACACGAGGTTGCTGAGTTGTACATACGGGATGGCAAGGAGATACCTGAGAAGTTTGCCTTCATCAAGCCTGCGCTCGATAGCCTGCTCAAGATACAGGGCGAGAAGTTCTGTGAATTAAAGATGGCACTGACTGAGAAGCTGGAACCCTGCGACTTCTTTGACCCCGACTGCTGGTTCCGTGGTGTGGCTGACCTGCTCATCATTGACCGCGAGAAGGGTGAAGCCCGTGTGGTTGACTACAAGCTTGGCAAGTCACGCTACGCTGACCTAGGGCAGTTGGAACTCATGGCACTTGCAGTGTTCAAGATGTTCCCAGAAGTCAAGAAGGTCAAGGGTGGCTTGCTGTTCTTATCCGAGGATAAGTTTGTACCAACTATGTTTGAAGTAGAACAACAGCACAGGTACTGGGGCAACTGGATGCCCAAAGTCATGATGTTGGAAGGTGCCTACAGCGCAGATATTTGGAATGCAAAACCCAACGGATTGTGTAAAAATTACTGCTGGGTGTCATCCTGCGCCCACTGTGGAAGGAAATGATATGCCCTACGTAAACAAACCTAGACCCTATAAGAAAGAATACCAACAGCAGTTGGACAGAAATGAATTACCTACAAGAAGAAAACGTGAGCAAGCCCGTGACCTTTACGACAAAGAAGGCATTGACCGTACGGGAAAAGATATTGACCACAAGCGCCCACTATCTAAAGGTGGAAGCACGGCCAAGAGCAACCTGCAACTTAAAACACCGAGCGCCAACCGTTCGTTCAGCCGCAACAGCGACCACACCGTGAAGGTAAACAAGCCTAAGAAAAAATAATACGTGTAATACGTGCCACGTCAGGTGTGAGTGGTGGCACGGGGGGCTTTTTAAAGTTGAACCCTTAAACCGCATCAGTCAGAGTTTTTACTATTCCGTTTAGATGATCTGACCGATTGACACCCGTAAGGTGTCACCTAGCGATCGAAAGTGGATGTCACTTTCGGTCTGTTTTGCATTGGAGAATGTATGGAAATCATTGACGGAAAAGCATTAAAACTTAAATTAAAGAACCCGTACAGGGTCTTGAACGTGATACCCAAGAGCGCATTGCTTGAGGAAGGCCCCATCAGTACAGTGATGGTGCACTGGGGGTTGGAAGAAGCGCAGGTCTTAAAGAACCTGAAGGTCAAGAACGTACCATCCCCCATCGTTGCCAAGTACAGTTGGCCGGGCATCTATCAGCCGTTCACACACCAGAAACAAACAGCCGCGTTCCTAACCCTGCACAGGCGTGCCTTCTGCTTCTCAGAGCCGGGCACAGGCAAGACACTCTCAATCACATGGGCGTGTGATTACTTGATGAACACCAAGCACATCAAGCGGGTGCTCATTATCTGCCCCCTATCAATCATGCAGTCAGCGTGGCAGAACGACATCTTCAAAGGTGCGATGCACAGGAAGGTTGGCATCGCCTATGGCTCAAAAGAAAAGCGGCAGCAAGTAATCAATTCAGATGCAGAGTTTGTCATCATCAACTACGACGGCGTGCCCATTGTGGAAGACGACATTGCCAAGGCTAACTTTGACATGGTGGTAATCGATGAAGCCAACGCATACAAGACTGCAACCACTACCCGCTGGCGCACCCTGAACCGGATCGTCAAGCCCAATATGTGGCTGTGGATGTTGACAGGAACCCCTGCCTCACAGTCGCCCCTTGATGCGTATGGTCTGGCTAAGCTAGTTAACCCGTCGGCTACACCCCGTAGCTTCTCCATGTACCGTGACCAAGTGATGAACAAGATCACTCAGTTCAAGTGGGCACCCAAGCGGGAAGCAGAGCAGGTGGTCAGCACACTGCTTCAGCCTGCCATCAGGTTTACCAAAGAGCAATGCCTTGACCTGCCAGACTTGCTGTACGCAGAGCGTGAAGTTCCCATGACACCCCAGCAGATACGCTACTACGAGAAGCTACGCAAGGTGATGGCCATGCAAGCGGCAGGGGAGGAAGTCACGGCAATCAATGCCGCCGCCAAGCTGAACAAGCTACTGCAAATCTCCTGTGGCGCAGTCTATTCCGACAGTGGTGAGATCGTGACCTTTGACTCTAGCAGTCGCACGGCTGTGCTCAAGGAAGTCATTGACGAATCCAGCCATAAGGTATTGGTGTTTGCCCCATACCGCCATGCCATTGAGATTCTGTTTGAAGAACTGCGCAGGGATGGCTACACAGTGGATGTGATACACGGGGGCGTACCTGCTGGCAGGCGCACTGAAATCTTTCGCAAGTTCCAAGACGAGCCAGACCCACGGGTGCTTGTCATACAGCCCCAAGCTGCATCACACGGTGTCACCTTACACGCGGCAAACACCATTGTTTGGTGGGCGCCCATTACATCATACGAGACATACGCGCAAGCCAATGCACGTATCCACAGGGCAGGGCAAGTCAACAAATGTTTGGTTGTCAAGCTCCAAGGAAGTCCAGTAGAGGCCAAGCTGTACAAAGCTTTAGAAACAAAAGAGTTAGCACAGTTCAATTTGATGGAACTTTATAAAGATGAATTTGATTTAAACAAATAAATTTATGGAGGTACTTGACAAAGTAAAGATGGGGTGTATCATTAACCAAAAAACGAAACGGAAAGCAACATGGATATAACAGCAGATAAATTAGTACGCGTATACATTAAGATGCGCGATGCCCGTGCCGCCCTTAAAGCGAAGTACGAAGCAGAAGACCTTGCAATCAAAGAGCAAATGGGTTTGGTTGAATCAAACTTGCTTGAGACTTGCAAAGCAACGGGAGCCGAGAGTATCAAGACGGCCCACGGCACAGCGATACGTACAGTGCAAACACGCTACTGGACAGGCGACTGGGCTGCAATGCACAAATTCATCCGTGACCATGACGCACTTGACTTAGTTGAGAGGCGCATATCGCAGTTGAATATGAAAGAGTTCCTACGGGAAAATCCTGATGTACTTCCAACAGGGTTGAACGTGGATCACAAATATACTGTAACTGTCAGGAGAAGCTAAATTGGAAACTGCACTTACGTTGGCGCAGGTGGCGAAGCTATTGCAAGTCGCACCGTCAACTGTTCACGCGCTCATCAAGGAAGAGAATCCTGAGAAGCGTATACCTTTCATTCGCGTTGGTAAGAACTATCGATTCTTCGCTAGTGACCTTGCCAAATTTTTTAACATTGACTTAGAAATCATTAACACTTTCATCAAAAAGGAAACACCAAATGTCTGATCTCGCTCTCTTCTCCCAAGGTGGTAACACCCTCCCAGCCCACTTGCGTAACCTTGAACTGGACGCAACAACCAAAGCCCTGATGGGTGGCGGTGGTACGGGCAAACGTATCTCTATCCGTGGCGGTGTATTCCGCATGATTGTTGGCGGTAAAGAAGTTGCACAGAATGACGAACGCGCCATGAACGTGGTAGTCGTGCGCTCTGCTGAGAAAACATCCCGCAGTTACTATGCAGGCACTTACGTGGAAGGCCAGAACTCTGCGCCTTCATGCTCATCCAACGATGGCGTGATGCCCGATGCAGGTGTGAAAAGCCCACAGTCAACTAGCTGTATGTCCTGCCAACAGAACATCAAAGGTTCTGGTCAGGGTGATAGCCGTGCTTGCCGTTTCAACCAACGCATTGCAGTGGCTTTGGAAAACAATCTGTCAGGTGATGTGTATCAGTTGTCATTGCCCGGTCAGTCGATCTTCGGCACAGGTGATAACGGCAAGATGCCACTGCAACAGTACGCCAAGTTCTTGGGCGGTCATGGTATCCCCGTGACAGCCGTTGTGACTGAGATGCGTTTTGATACATCCAGTGCAACACCC